TGGCCGATCGGCATGGGGCGCCACTTCAAGGGCGTTTATCACCTCTACAACGACGTGATTCATCTCTACACCCAGGGGCAGGGCAACCGTATCCCGGACGACAAGCGCATCGAGGGGCTCGACAACCCCGAGGTCGACGAGGTGCTGGGTACCGCGCAGGCGTGGGGCAGGGAAGGGTGACTCCTTGCGAGCCATCCAGCGGTAGAGGGTCTGGCGGCAGATGTCATAGCGCTCACAGACCTTCTTGGTGGTGAGGTATTCAGATGGCATCGTCATTCTCAACCTCCGCGACTTCTTTCTCTCTCCAGGGCTCAACCGCACGGATCACACTGCCGCACGTCACGCAGCGATGCTCCAGGGTGTAGCAGCCGTTCCACTTTGGCCCGCACGTCGGGCATTCGAATTCGCTCATCACGCGCACCTCATCGTGGCGAGCTGCCGACGCAGCTCTGCAATCTCCCGCTCGGAATCATCCAGCTGCCTGATCAGCTCGTCCTTGTCCGCCTGTAGTTCATCGATCCGCTGGCAGAGCTGGTTTTGAACGTGATCATCCTTGTCGGTGTAAACCGCCAGGCTGCCGGCGAGCACCATCTGCTGATCGATGGAGAGCGGGCACCCGGCGCGCTTCATTGTGGCCTTGATCGTATCGGCCGGCGTGGCCGGAGTGTTTGCTGTCATGATGCGATCTCCAGGTTGTCGCGAATCCAGTTGAGCTCTTCCTCATGACTGGCGTCTTGCAGCACCACCTGCCCGCTCGGGGATCGGATGATGCGGTGATGGCCGCCGCTGCCGCGGCGGGGGATGCGCTCGATCCAGTAGCCGTGTCGAATCCACTTGGCATTGGGGCTGTCAGGGTGGGGCGTCATGAGGCTTCCCACTGCTCGACCTCCTCGTCGGTCAGGTCCAGGTCGCGCTGCAGGCGGCGAAGCACCGGCAGCATCGACGGCCAGTTGGGCGACCAGGGCCGCATGATCACGGCCCGGTCGTATATGTGGTTGTGGTTGCAGCCGGCTTCGGCCGTCTCCAGGGTTTGCTTGATGATGGGAAGCAGCTGATCCTCGAATTCGGGATGGCCGTCCGCGTCACGGATCGCCAGGCCCTTCTCGTCGGTGCGTGCCCGCCAGGCGGCGATGCGCTGATGGGTCCGACTATCAGCCATCTCGCGGTATTCGCTGCCGTCCTTGGCCCGGCAGTAGACGATGCACAGCACCTCCCAGAGCTGGGGCGAGCGCTCGGCCATGCCGAGAACGGAGTTCTGCTTGTCCAGCGGTACCGGCGCCAGAAATCCGTGAAGATCGTGCTCGATGCCGTAGCCCGACCGGCGGTGGAAGTAGACCAGGTTGACCCAGCGCTGGGACCTGGCGGCCATCACATCTTGCTGGCGGCGGTTCGGCTTGTGGTGTCGCTTACCCATTCGTCGCTCCATGAAAAAGCCGCCTCAGTGGGCGGCGGGTTGGTCTATGCGGCCACAGCAGGCGCGGCCATGAATTTCTTCTCGTGTGTGAAGTTGGCCTCGACGATTGCCTTTGCCAGTGGCGGGCATACGCTGTTGCCGATCAATCGCACCTGGGCGTACTTCGGTACTGGCTTTCCCTCGACCTCAGCGAACTGGTAGCTGGCCGGGAAGCCCTGGGCGGCGGCGAGTTCGTGGGGCTGGAGCATGCGCATGCCGATGTCCACGATGGCGTATTGCTCGCCGCCGATGGTGACGGTCACCAATTGGAAGCGGTCCTTCGTGGTGATCGTCGGTGCTGGCGCTCGCATGTCCCGGCCGGTCTCGCCGGAACCGCTGCCGTAGTAGGGGGCCAGGAATGCGGCCACCGCTGCAGCGTGGGTGCCGCCGGCGCAGATGGTCGGCATCGGCTGGGTGATGTCGCTGCCCCCACGGTCGCTGCCCTTTAGGTTGAGCAGGCTCACGGCCACCGGTGCGTTGTGATCAGTGGCGGTGATGGTGGGCAGGGGCTGGCGCAGGTCCGCGCCAACCACGCCGCCGTAGTGCTTGGCCAGGAAGGCGGAGACGACGCAGGCGTCCGCCTTGGTGGTGACTGTGGCGAATGGTTCATCAGGGCTGCGCGGTCTGCTCTGGCCAGCCCGGCCGCCGCAACCGACCACCGTAGCTGACACCAGACCGAACGGCGCGCAGCCGCCCGGGTTGGCCGTGGAGTCGGTGGCGTTGCTGTTGGCGGTGATGGTGTGCATCGGCTCGTCGCAGCCGTGACCTACCGCGCCTGTCCGGAACTTGGTGATGTGAGGCGCGACCACCGCAAAGCTGCCGCCTTTGGGCCAGGCCGTGATGGTGCGCAGCGGCTCACCAATGTCGTTGACGATGGATGAGCCGTTGCCATAGTTAGCGATCGGCACGATGAACGGGTTGCCGTTCTCGACCACGTAGCGCATCACACCCTTGGCGATGCGCTTGAGCGTGTTCTCAGCCAGCGGCCGCTCACGGTCGAATATGCTCGGGCAGGGGATTGACCAGTCGATGCACTCGGCGGCGGTGCGGTAGGGCTGCAGCTTTCCCCGACGAACGGCCGGCGAGGCCGGGTCACCATGGGTGGGCTTGGGCCATGTGATCGGCAATCCATCGCGCCTGGCGACAAGGAATAGGCGCTTGCGGATGGTCGGCGCGCCGTAATCGCAGGCACGCAGGATCTTCCAGTCCACTTGGTAACCGTGGCGGTTCAGTGCTCGAACGAAGCCCCGGAAGGTTTGACCCTTGCGCGCCGGGTCCGGCCGGCACTTGCCGTCGGCGTCCTTGATGAGCGGGCCCAGTCGAGGAACTCCTCCACGTTCTCCAGCGCGATCACCCTCGGCTTGACCTTGGCGGCCCAGCGCGCGGCGACCCAGGCCAGACCGCGCACCGACTTCGATACGGGCCGGCCACCTTTCGCCTTGCTGTGATGGCGGCAATCAGGAGAGAACCACGCCAGGCCGACCGGCATACCGTGAGCGGCCTGCTCGGGGTCGATGTCCCACACGTCGGCAACGGCATGCTCGCTGCCCGGGTGGTTGGCGGTATGTACGGCGATGGCGGTGGCGTCGTGGTTGATAGCGAGATCCACCGGGCGCCCGAGGGCCTGCTCGATGCCCTCGCTGGCGCCACCACCACCGGCGAAGTTATCAACGACAAGCTCGTGGCCGAAGAGGTTCAAGTTCAGGTTGGTCACGCGCGTTCTCCTGGCAAAGAAAAGGCCACCGATTGGGTGGCCTGGTCAGTCGTTGCTGGTGTGCTTCACGCGGTCAGCTTTCCCGAATGCTCCAGCGGCGGCGTTTTGTCCATGTGCCGGAACATCTCTGCCAGGCGCTCCTCGCTGGCTTCTTGGAAGCGATGGAACGCTGCCGTCTTGCAGCCCTCCATGAGCGTCGGCAGCATCTTCTCGAAGAGATCGTCGTCGAGCTGGAACCATTCGCCCCGGTCGGTGAGGATCGGGATGCGCACCAGACGCATCCCTGATCGCTTCTCGGTGACGTTGATCTCGTGGCCCTCGGGCACTTTTTCCAGCCAGGCGAAGGCCTCAATGGTGCGTCCCGCCATTTCTCCCTCGAGCACCTTGGCCGACAGCTCGCCGAAGGCCTTGACCTCGGATGCGCCCTCGGTGTCGCCATCCACCACCTTGATCAGGCGGATTTTGTTCTCGTCGTCGCCGATGATTCGGCTTGTCTTGTGCAGTTTCATTGGCGCGACCTCCCGGCTCTCTCCAGAACATCCCGGGCCTGCACCACCAGGTCCGCATGCTCGAACAGCCCTTCGTCGTCGTTGATGCTCAGCTGGTGGAGCAGCTTGTCCAGCACTTCCTCCAGCTCCTGGGCGATGGCCAGGCGGTTGCCGTCGAAGTCCACGGCTACCACTCGGCCACCCTGGAACTGGCACTGTGCGCAATACTCCGGACGCGCCCCTTCGGGGTAACGCACGACGATGGTGTGTGTCTGGCTCATAATTGCTGGCCCTCCATCCGATCCAGGCGCTCCAGTTCCGCCACGATCAGCGCGCCGGCCTTGATCAGGTCTCGGCGTCGGCTGGCGGGCTTCCACCAGCTGGAGCACCAGGGCCACATGGTGGGGGCAAGCTTGTTCTCAGCGAGGCGTTGAGCGGCGGCGTGGTTGGCATCGCTACTGGCGCTCATGGCGTACGCAGCCGCCGCTTTGGCGAGGTCGCCACCGGCGTGGCTGTCGTCGTGCTCAGGTGTCCATCCTTCTTGCTCGACTTGGCGGAGACGCTCGGCGGCGATGGCGTCGAGCGGCGCCTTGTGTCTGGCCCAGTGCTGAAAATGCCCGTCCTCGCTCTCGCCGACGGCCAGCAAGAACCATTCATTTCCTGGCGGCTCAAGCTCCCAATCCTCGAGGGCCGGTGGGTCGCCATCGATCTCATACTCATCGAATAGCACGGTGCGCATCTCGAGACGGTGCTGGTCGAGCCAGGCCTGGACCTCGCTCATGGGCAGCGCTTCGCGCTCACCGGCCATCTCGTCGAAGGCTGGGTGTGTCCACCAACCATGCGGGAGTCGGTCTACTTTCATGGGATAGATCATCTCTTCCTCCAGCGTCGTAGGGCCCCGCCGGACTGGCAGGGCCTGGTAAATTCGTGCGGCCGTCTCGTGGCCGATCCGGCATTGCCCACGCCTACCGCTTGGCGGTGCCGCTCATCTCGCTGCCGTCAGCCCCATGCCGGCGTCAGCGAGGTAGAGCGAAGGAGGTCGGCGCGTCGCCGCTGCCCTGAAATATTCGCTACAGGTGACCCACCAGCCGCGCCCGTTTCCGCGAGCAGCTCGGTACCGGCTGGATGTGTGCTATTGGGTCCGTTGGTATGTCTTGGTCAGCGAGGCGTTCACGGAGCGGCCTCGACGTAGGATGGCGCGCGCCAGTCGAGCGCGGTCGGCATGGCTATGGCTGGCCTGACTCAACAGGCCGAAATAGCTGTTGGCGGTGTCGCGCAGTTCAGCGGGCGGCGCCTCCATGGTGCGCTGGACGGCGAGGTTCACTGTCTTGCGCCGTGTCGCTCTTCGCCAGGGCTTGATCACGTGTCCGACGAAATCCACGCCGCGGTCGATGGGCTGAAGCACGGTCTTCGTGGGGTTCAGCCTGGCGCCGATCCGGGGCAGGAAGGCCACGATGCGGTCATGCCACCAGTTGAGCGTGTCCGGATCCCGATGCAGCAGCACGAAGTCATCGACGTAGCGGATGTAGTGCCTGGCGTGAAGACGGTGCTTCACGAAGCAATCGAGGTCATGCAGGTAGACGTTGGCAAAGAACTGGCTCGACAGGTTGCCGATGGGCAGTCCGAGGTGTGGCGGCTGTTCCGTGAGGCGCTTGTGGCGCGGCACCAGGTCCAGCAATCGCCGATGGCCCTGCATCTCGTAGTCGGTGCGCGGGTCGTGCATGAGGATCATCTCAGCCAGATCGAGCCACCATGAATCGGTGATCAGGTTGGCCAACTGCCAGTGCAGAACACGCTTGTCGATGGCGACGAAGAAGTTGGCCAAGTCGCACTTGAGGTAGAAGCCAGGGCGCTGCCAGTTCTGCGTCAAGCTCCTGATCTTCTTCTCCAGCCGCTTGCCGGCATAGAGCGTGCCGCGCCCCGGGATGCAGGCGCAGGAATCGGCGATGAACTTGCGCTCGATACCGGGACCGACACGGTTGTAGAGCAGGTGGTGAACGATCCTGTCGCGAAAATCGGCGGCCCACACCTCGCGAGGCTTGGGCCGAGTGACGACGAAACAGATGGAGCGCCCCGGGCGATACTCGCCGGTGAGCAGCTCGTCGAAGAGCTGGGCCAGATTGCGCTCCAGGTGGAGTTCGAATCTCAGGGCGCTGGCACTGTTTCGCTTGGTGCGGCGGCAATTGAAATATGCCTGCACCAGTTCTTCGAAAGTAGGCGGGTTCATAACTTCGCTTCCATTTGCGGACGGCGCGGGCCCGGTTTCTGTTGTTGCTGTTGTTGTAGTTCTGGTTGCCATTGTTGAAGTTCTGATTGAAGGCAGCGCCGGACGAGGCCGAATAACTATCGTGCTATCTACATCGCTCCGTCGAAGCACCCGGCTAACGGCGGATAGACTGCGCAAGGACTTGCCCGAACGTGGCCGGGTAGTTTCCTGGGGAGCGCGTGGCGGTGGGCCTACCGGCCCAGCGGCACGACCAGATGAAAAGACCGCTCAGGCGCGAGCGCCGTGACGCTCACGCAACGGGCGGGAGCGCGAAGCCTGCATGGCCCTTCGCCATCCATTGGCCTGCTTTCCGATAGCGGTGGTGACCTGTGCGCCGCGCGCATACTGCTTGACGCTGATAAACCGCTTGTCGCGAAGTAGTCGCATCAGGAACTCGACCACTTGAACGCGCTCCAGCATCTCGCCGATATGCGGCGACTTGTCGTCGGCGGCATTGGCGCGAGGAATCAACACGAGTATCTCGATGCACTCATCCCTGATCTTTCCGCCAAGACTCGACTTGATATCTCGGGGAAGATTGCGCACGAGATCGGTTGAAATACCCAGCAGATCGTATGCCGCTTTATATATCGGAAGGTTTGAGTGAAGGGCCATTATTACCCTCGAATTATTAAATGGTTAAATGACTAAAGGAATACTCTGCGGACGGCGCGGGCCCGGTAGCTGGCGCTGCTGAGGTCGCAGTACTGGCTGCCATCGCGGAAGTGCTGAGTGAAGGCAGCGCCGGACGAGTGTTGCGTGCTCGACCAATGCCACACCTTCTCGAAGCGCTCGGGGATGTTGGCCCAGGCCAGGGCCAGCTCGCGGCGAGACGGCAGGTAGTAGTCGGCATGCCCCTCGATCACCAGGCCATCAGCCCACTCTGCCGCTGGACAGTCGATATCCGACTCGACCAGGGCGCGGGTGTTTGCCAGCCCATCCCATTCGCTGTCGGCGCCGTCGATGTCGGCATCGGAGTCTTCCGACCAGCGGATACCCTCATGCTCGCCACCCATCTCGGCAGTGGGGTAGATCAGGTGATAGTCGCGACCGCCAGGGTTGCGCATCATGCCGGCGTAGATACCGCCCTGGCCGGGCCAGGGCTCGCCGATCTTGGGCGGTGAGGTGGTGGCAAGGGCGGCCTGCTGGCCGGTGAGACTGGCGATGATGTGCTGAGCCACGTCTTCGGCGGGCACGCTGATCTCGGCCCGGCCGACGCGGACGGTGACTGTCTCGCTCATGGTGAGATTCCTGTATCAGTGGTGGGCGGCCAAATGACTAAATGGCCGAATGATCAAATGAGCTTGATCGTGCGGACGGCGCGGGCCCGGGCCCTGTCGGTGCTGTTGCGGTAGCCCTGGAAGCCATCGTGGAAGTCCTGAAGGAAGGCAGCGCCGGACGAGGCCGGGATAAAGGTGGATGACCAGTACCACGCCTCAGAGAACGCCTCGCTGCTGCCGTCACGGAACACCTCGACGCCTGTCTGTGCCGGGCTGTCCTCGGTGTAGAGGCCGCCAAACGGCACGCTCGAAGGGTTCTCGCCGTCGCGGTAGCTGCACCAGTTCTCTTCGGCGGTCGGCTTGTGGTTGCGGTAGAGCAGCTCGAGCTGGTCGCGCGCAGGGATCGCCCATCCACCAACGCCGTTGATCTCCAGGGCCAGCACCTTGGCGGCCAGCTCGGAGCCCGCCTCGGCCAGGGCGCGAGTGTTGGCCAGGCCATCGGCGAACGAGTCGGCACCTGGTACCGGCTGGGCGCTGTCCAGCAGTCGCACGCTGTCGAATTCGCCATGCTCACGCGGCGAGACGATCAGGGCGTGGACTTCATCGCCGATGCGGATCAGGCCGCTGTAGTAGCCGCCGCCCAGGGCGTCGCCGATCTGGTAGTTGTTGAAGTCGGCGCGGGGCATGGTGTCGTGGTTGTGGTTCATGGTCGTTCTCCTGCTATGGAAGGTCTGCACGGGGCAGGGTGGGTTAGAACGGTATTTCGTCGTCGAAGTCGTCGAAGCTGCCCGGATCGGGAGCGCCGTAGTTGCCTTGTGCCTGGCCCTGGTTGGGCGCTTGCTGCTGCGCTCGCTGTTGGCCGCCATGAGCGGCGGCGTAACCGCCTTGCTGGGCCGCTGGCTGTCCATAGCCCTGTTGGGGCTGACCACCCTGCTGCTGGCCTCCCTGGCGGGTATCGAGCATCTGCATGTCGCGCACCCTGATCTCCGTGGTGTAGCGATCGCTGCCGTCCTGCGCCTGCCACTTGCGAGTTGCGAGCTGCCCCTCGACATAGATGCGCGAGCCCTTCTTCAGGTACTGCTGCGCGATCTCGGCGAGCTTGTTGAACATCACCAGGCTGTGCCACTCGGTGCGCTCCTGGCGCTGCCCGGATTGCTTGTCCATCCAGCTGTCGGTGGTGGCCAGGCGCAGGCTGGCGACCGGATTGCCGGATGGCATGAAGCGAACCTCGGGATCCTGTCCGAGGTTGCCGATGAGAATGACCTTGTTGACGCCGCGTGCCATGCGGGACTCCTTTCAGTTGGGGAAGTGCGCGGGCCCCGCATCAGGTCAAGGCGAGAAGGTGCCCAGCAGGCATTCGCAGCCAGCCAATTCAACATTCAGCTGTCCGGCGAACTCCTGAGCGATGTCCTGCTGCTCATGCTCCAGGGCGATGGCGCGCAGGCGGAAGCGCGGCTTCTCGGCCTTCTCGGTGAGTGTGGCGACACGCATACGCAGGGTGCGCGATTGCAGCTCCTCGTAGGGCGTGAGGCGCCACTCGATGGTGGCCGGCAGGCGTTCGGCGTTGTTCACCGAGACGCTACTCATGATGCTGGCCTGACTGCTGTGGGCCTGCTGCTCGCTTTCCACCTTGGTCAAGTCGTCCAGGCTGACCTTGCGGAAGGCGGTCAGGGCCTTGCTGAGCGGCAGCTCTTCCTCGGCGCTGTTGCGGAAGGTCATCAGGTGCCCCCAATCCTCGATCAGCTCGACCATGGCCTGCTGATCGAAGGTGCTGCCGTTGGCGCGCAGGAAGGCCTCGTACTCGGGGGTCTTGGGCAGCGTCAGGGTAGCGACGTGATCGCAGTGCCCCGGCGCACCAGGATCGCCGATATCCAGATAGCACCGTGCGGCCATGGCATCACGGTCGATAAATACCGGGGTATTGGCCTCGGTTCGCTCGCCGACATAGCGGGTGAAAGCGGCCATTCCCTCGGTGGCGAACTTGCCCCGGAATCGGCGTCGCCCTTCGTGATACTTTTCGAGGTCCGTGATGCTGAACTGGTCGCCGAGGATCATGGCCTCGCCGTTGAGAATCGCAGTTCCGGTCTTGTGCGATTGCTCGATATGCTGAAGCGCGTCTTTAGTCAGGCTCACTGATCATTCTCCTGGCTCTGCTGCGTGGGTTTGCGGTGAGCGTGGCCGATCATGTCGAGCTGGTTTTTCGGCTCGAGCGTCATCTCGCCGCCCTGGTTGACGTACATCACCGTCTCGGTGGTGTGCGTCTCGGCCTGATCGCCGTGAGACGTGGGAATTTTGAAGGCCAGCTTGTGGACAATGCCCACTTGAGAGCCCTTGCCGATGTTGGAGACGATCAGATCGATGCTGACCTTCGCCTTCTTTGTCGGATTGTCTGTGGCCGCGGCCGCGGCGTGGCTGAGGATTTTGCCCAGGCGCTCGGCCAGGACACCGCCGTCCAGGTCCTCGAAGAACCTGCTCACGTCTGTCGGTTTCGACATGAAGTTGCCCTCTCGGGTAGGTGGGTGGCGGGGCCTGGCGGCCCCGGGTGGGATCAGGCAGCAGCGGCTTGCTGCTGCAGCGCCCAGTACACGGCCATGCAGGCGCGGGTGTCGGCCATGGCGCTGTGCGCGTTCTCCAGCGGCTTGCCGGTGAAGTGGGTATAGGCTTCCTCGAGCTTGGGGCTCTTGAAGCCGTAGCGACCCTTGGGCAGCAGCTGCATGATCGGCTTGGCCAGCAGCATGGTGCAGTCGTGGCTGTCCTTGTCGGCCCAGTGCTCGATGGTCGCCTCGTCGCAGTAGCGCTTGGTGGCGATGCGAATGATGCGCTGGTCGAAGGTGCGGTTGTGGGCGACACGGTGCGCGCCGTTCCACAGCTCCAGGAACAGGCTGACGGCCAGCGACTCATCCACGCCCACCGCCTTGGCATGCTCGGTGGTGATGCCATGGATCTCGGCCACCTCGTCGGGAATCACCCAGCCGTCCGGCTTGATGATCAGGTCGAGGCTGGCAATCTCGCGCTGGGTATCGGCATCGGCGAGGATGGCGGCCAGTTGCACCAGGTGGGGCTGGTGCTCGCTGTCGGACGGGACCTTCCAGTCCGGAAGGCCCGTTGTCTCTGTGTCGTAGAACAGTATTGGGGTCATCGCGCCGCCCTCCTGGGGCAAGGGGAAAAGGGCCTGTCGGCCCGGTGGGTTACTGATGGAATGCGAGATGGCGCACGTCACCGCGCTGGATGGCGGATAGCACGTCCACCGCCTGACTGGGATCGAGGCCTAGGCCCTGCAGGTCCTCCAGGGCGTCGCCAAATGGATCGGCGGACGGCACGTCTTGCAGGGCATTTCCCAGTCCCTCCCAGTCGTCGGGATCTTCCTGGCTGAAGACGGTGCCGCCAGCCGTGGCAACATCGCCTGGAGCCAGCTCGACCGGCGCCTGCTGAACCATGAGGCGCTCTAGCTCGGCTTTCTGGCGATCGATCTCGGCGCGCTCGGCGGCCAGGCGCTCCCGCTCCTGAGCGCGGCTGTGCTGGTCGCGCAGCTCGCGCAGCACCCGGGCCTTTTCGTCCTCGGCCTCTTTCGTGACGTCGAAGTAGTTCTCGGTGTCGATGGCCTCGGCGGCGTCGATCAGCTCGGCCAGGCCGGAGGAGTCGAGACCCACAGCGGTATCGAGGAAGGCGGTGACCTCCTTGTGCAGCTTCTCTCGCAACCTGGCGATGCGCTCTTCCTTCTTGCGCTTCTCGGCCTCATCGACTTCCTGCTTGGCGTCCCGGTGGGGCGCTTCCAGCTTCTCGATCTCGGCAATCAGGCCCTTGGCGTACTGGTTGACTTGGTCGATGAACTCCCGGTGGGGCCTGGTGATGGCCAGGCGCGCCTTGTCGGTACCGGTGCGGTAGGAAGTCAGCTCCTTGATCGAGGCCTTGCCGCGGGCATAGCCCTCCTTGGTGGTGTAATCCGGCACCGTGCCGTGCTTGGCTCGCAGTTCGGCCAGCTGCTGCTCGACGTCGTTGAGTTCGATCAGCTCGGCTGCATAGGGCTGGGGCGCTTCCAGCTTTTCGGCGGCGTTACTCATGGGTAGTCTCCTCGGGTTTCTGGTGGGCGGCCTTTTCCGCGGCCTTGGCCTGGCGGAGCTGCTCGATCGCCTCCTGGGCGGCCTTGTTCAGCCGCTCATGGGCGACCCGCTGAGCGTCCTCGTCGAGCCGCGCGATGCTGGCGCGACGGGGAAGTTGCTCAACCTGTATAGCCAGCACCTTCTGCACGCTGGCGGGGTGGGGAATCATGGCGAAGCCCTCGCACTGCTTCTCGAGCCAGGCCTTGAACTCGTCACGCTTCTCCTGCAGGGCGGCATCGTAGTCCTCGGCCATTTCCAGCTCGGTCTCGGCCTGGCGCTCCTGCAGGTAGCCGTGGTTGTCGAACTTCCCGCCGTAGACGTCAGCGGCGAAGCCGAGCAGGCTCAAGCATTTCTTGATGGCATCGGTGACCGACTTTTTCGGCGCCTCGCCGTCGGTCTTCCAGCGCCCGTTGTTCGTGCGGTAGACGGCGCGTGTGTGGCCGAACTGGGTGACCTCACCCTTTTCGCCCTGCCAGCGGTACCAGAGCACCAGGCGGACGGTATGGGTCTGCTCATGGGTGATCAGTTCGCCTGTCTTGGCGTCGAGGATCGGCGCGCCCTGGTCGTAGCGTTCGTCCTCGATGCGGTAGCCCCATCCGATACCCATGGGGCCGAACAGCTCGGTGGCCAGCTGGATCACATAGATCTGGTCCAGCGTCATGATCTTCTGGCCATCGACATCGGCGGGCTTGATCGCCGTCGTCGGGGTCTTCTCGACTTTCCGCCAGAGCGACAGGTGGTCGGTTTCCTGCGTCATGGGGTATGCTCCCTGTGATTCATTCGCGTGGATCATCCGGCCCGACACCAGCCCCCACTGGTGCGGGCCGTTTTCATGCGGCGACGTAGCCGTCGGCCAGCTCGATCTGTTCTTCGGCAAGGCCTCTTGCCCATGCCTTCAGTGCAGCCCTGCCGTCGCGAGTCGTGATCTGTCTCTCCACCAGCTGGCGGACGGTCATATCGAGGCCGAGGTCGGCGACATTGCCCAGCTCGCCCTCTTCGGCGAGATGCTCGGCAAAGGCCAGCAGGGCGTTTTCGTTGCCATCCTCGACAGCCTCGATGGCGCGCTCAGTGCGCCGCTCGATGTCGCTCGGGGTGGCGGGGCGCAGCATGACGGGCGGGAGTGGGACGATACTGTTCATGCGGCCTCCGGCTTGCGGTGATCGACGATGAACTGGGCCAGCTGGTCGCGCAGACCTGGAAGGTGATGCTCTTGGCTGGCATTGAGAAACAGCCAGTCGTCATTGGTGGGCGTGACGTCGAGCGGCACCAGGCGAATCTGCACCTGTATCTGCTCGTCGCTCTCGCCGTAGAAGCTTCGGGTGGTGCTGGCCGACAGCCCGCACTGACGCGGGATCGCTGCCACGAGATCTTCAATCTCGGCAATCATCGCTTTCATCTTCCATCTCCTGTACGAGTTTGCGCGCCGCCGCCGGCAGCTCTTCGGCGGTCAGCTGCTCGACGGTGAGGCGATAGGCCTGGCCGTCGATCAGGAACATTTCGGTGCAGCGCTGGCGACCATCGACGTTCAGCATGTGGTGAACGACAGCCACCTGCGCTTCCGGCTTGGTGATCGGTGGTGGTGTGGTGGGCGCCATGTCACCTCCACAACTGCAGCAGCGGGGCCTTGATGCCGTTGCGCCGAGCGACGTACTCGGCTTCGCGTTTGGCGTTGCTGATGTCGGCTGCGGTCATGGCCTTGTCGGCGGAGTCTCGGCGAGCTGCCGGTCGCCGCCAGAGCAGGCGCTGGCCTTGCTTGATGACGTCCACCACGCGCGCTTGCTCGTGGACCAACTGGACGACGTTGCCGTGATGGATCGGGATCATGCGCACCTCCTGACGGTGACAATCTCGGTTTCCGTGCTCAGTTTCTCGGCGGCAGCCTTGGCCGCCCTGCGGCTGGAAAATGGCGAGCCCGGCAGGTCGCAGCGCGGAACGATGCGGCCGTTGTGGTGCTCGCGGACGATGTAGCGCGCCGTCACTCCCACACCTCCCGAAGTTCTCGCCGCAACCTCAGGTCGCGGAGCTTCTGGTCGATACGTGTCCGGCTCTGGTAGATGCTGGCCGCCCGCCTGTCGTTGCGGTCGCGGCTCTCGTGCTTGGTGATCGGATTCATGCAGCCACCCCGAGCAAATCGCCCTCGATAACCTCAGCGAGGTTGGCGTAGAGCTCGCCCTTGTTCTTCTGGCGAGTGAGGCGGGCGATGGGCTGAGTGCCACGCACTACCTCGAAGGTGTGGCTGCGCCGATTGCGCTTGATCCAATAGGGCGCCGCGGTGATGAAGCGATCTTCCTGGCCTGGCCAGCGGATGCAGAACCATTCGGTAGTTGATCCGGGGCCGTACGTGAATGTGGCGGTGACGATCTCGCGCAGCCGCTGCTCGACTGCCAGCGGTATCTGATCGCAGGCCCGGGCATCGGCGATGTTCTTGGCGCGTTGCGCTTCGATGTCGTCGTGAAGGCCGGCATTGATGGAGCCGATAACCTTGTTCAGGTCGCGGCAGGCTTGCTGAAGCATGGTGACCTCCTGAAGAAAGATTGCGCAGCTCGCCGTGGCGAACTCGCGGGAAGAAAAAGGGCCGCCGGGTTGGCGGCCAAGTACGCAGGGAACTGAAGGGGTGATGCGGCTTGCGCATCGAGATGAGCACGTCGGCGATACGCTGGCTCAGGGCGGGACGGGAGAGCTAAACCCTACGCCTCAATGCTCATGTCGATGCCGGCTGTATTCTCCGCCCAGCCGGCAGGCACTCAGTCTCACTTCGCAGGTAGCGCGTTTTGCCGTAGCACGCCGTGGAGTCGCTTTCCTCCGTGCTGCCACACTCGCCAGGGTCTACGGCATCCCACCGTCGATGGTCCTGGCGACCCGCTAGGGTCGGCGTGCCCGCCTGCCCGGCATGTGGCCGGGTGGCGCCCCCTTACAAGGCCAGGGGGAGGCGTGACGGGTTGTTAAAGAGCGGTGGCCGGTGAGGCCTGATCGCCGGGTTAGTAAAGCTTTCCTCAAGCGATGAACAAAAGGTAAGCAATGCTTTCCTTTGCGTCAAGGGGCGGGTAAGAAAAAATTTCAGGAAGGCACAAAAAACCCGCCTCGTGGGCGGGTCGCGGGTGAAGAAGGGGGCGATCTAGCGCTGGCGAAGCTCCATCTGAGCCATCACCACGCCGGTAATGCGGCAGTTGCCGTTGATTTCGATGTAGGGGTCTTTCCAGGCGGGGTTGAGCGCCTTCAGCATGCGTCCGGCGCCCGGCTCCTCGATATAGCGCTTGAAGGTCGCCTCGCCGGTCTCCGTCATCACTGCGATCACGTCGTCACCAGAGAGCGGTACCACGTCGGGGTCGATGAAGATGATGCGGCCTGGCGGGTACTTGTCGAGCATGCTCTCGCCTACGACTTTCAGGGCATAGGTATTGGGGCCGCAGCCGGGCGGCCTGGGGTACCAGTCAGTGCTGTCGGGATCCAGATCGATAAAACACACCTCGGTAAAGCTGCCGGCCTGCACCCAGGATATCTGAGGCACCATTCCCACCATGACAGGCCCGGGGGCCACATTGTCGCCAGTGCCGCCATAGAGGATTTCCTGCGCTGTCGTCCCAAGGGCTGCAGCAACCTCGTCCAGTTTTGCATAGCCGGGCGCAGTGGTATCACTCTCCCACTGCCCAACAGCCGGGCGAGTTACGCCCACCTTGAGGGCCAGCTCCTTTTGCGTCAGCCCTGCCGCCTTCCTGGCGCGCCTGATCCTTTCGCCGAGTGTCCCAGGTCCGTTCATCTCATGCTTCCTGTGTGCGGTACCGGCATTTTGTAAGCTCTCCTTACCCGTCTCAACGAAAGAATTCGTGTCCTTCTAGCTTGCTTTCTAGGCAAGCAATACTTACCCTCTCGTTATTGACGTAAGGGGAATCCAGCATGGCCAAACTGACCGACCAGGAAATCAAGCGACGCGCCATAGAGCTCGCCGGCGGGCGCCAAGCCCTGGCCGATGCTCTCGGCATTACCCCGCAAGCCATCACGCAGTGGCCGCGCATTCCAGCCGAGCGGCTGGGCGACGTGTCGCGGGCAACGAAGCATCAGATGACGCCGCAGCAGCTGCGTCCCGACATATTCGCCGGGCTGCCAACTCAGGCCGCCTGACATAGCAACTCGCCGTCCGTGAGGCCCGCGACACATCCCGTGACTGACCGACAGAAGGATCGACTCATGGCTCAGTACCTGGTTGAAGATCGCCGCCGGAAACCGGAGGGCGAGCATCTGGAAAACGTGGTGAAGGTCCGCTTCACCGATGCGGAGATGGAGGCCCTACAGGCCTCGGCGTCGATGAATACCGAGGGCCGCCTGGCGCCTATCTCCGCGACCTTGTGCTCGAGGCTCACGAGGCCCGACGAGCCCGGCAAGCCCAGTTGCTCGCCGACCTGGCGGAAGGGAAGCCGCTGGATGCCAAGGGCAGGGAGGCGCTCGAAACACTGCTCGCTCGGATGGCTGAACAAGGCTTGATGAGGAGTCTGGCGCAACGACTGACGGCCTAACAGGCCCTGGAGTGGATCGTGATCGATCAAGCAGTAGTTCAAGGCGCGATGGCTCGCATGCGGCCCAGCTTGCGCCAAGAGGCTGAGGTCCTCGCCAAGCGGCGCGGGGTGACCGCTGCGGACATTGTGGTGGAGCAGTGCCTGGGGGAGCTGGAGCAGCAGCTCTATGCACTGCGAAAGAAGGGGCGGCCCGCGCTGCGTGTCGTCTGACCTGGCGGGCTTCGGCCCGTCATCGAGATACGAGGCCCTGACAGGGGCAGAACCCAGAACGAGGAAGCCCGGCTGATCGCTGGGGAGCGTGCCGGGCTTCGAATCACATCAGTGATAGGTGAATTATGGCTGATACAGCAGAGATTATCCAGTTTCCTGAGCGTCGCGACGACGCCCAATCGCCAGGGCCTGAAAGTCCCGGCAGGAGTATCCAGGTGGAAGACGGCTTCACGCGCACAGCCAACCCCTTGGTGGAGGCATTTGCTCGCACGCCGCTGACGAGCCGCGAGGCCAGGATCATCCGCGTTGTCGAGCGCCTGACCTACGGATGGCAGCGCCCCGAGGCCAGGATCACCGTCGAAACGTTCAGCAAGATGACCGGGCTGCCTGAGTCCAAGGCCAGCGAGGCAGTGAGCTCGCTATTGCGGCGCAAAGTGCTTGTGCGTGCCGGCGGCAGCCGCTCTCCGGTCAAGATCAACAAGCGGGTGAGGGAGTGGGACTACTCCGACCATCAGGCTCGAGTTTCACCAAAACGGCCGGAAGATCCAAAACGGGGTGAGTCACACCAAGATGGTGAAACTGAGATTCACCAAGATGGTGAAGCATATAAAGAAAGGAAAGATATACCCCCTCTCCCTTCGGTCGAGGGGGAAGGACCCTCGCCGGACCCTGAGCCGAAAGCCAAGCCCGCCAAGGCGAGCCCCAAGGCCAAGCCCACCCAGCTCGACCTGAGTAACCTCCCTGCCGACGTCACAGTCGAGGCGGTCCAGGGGTTCATCGAGCACCGCAAGGCGCTGAAGAAACCGCTGACCCAGCGGGCACTGAACCTGAACGTCAACGAGGCGCTGCGCGCCGCCGAGCGAATCCCCGGCATGACTGCCGACCAGGCCCTGGACGAGACCGTGATGACGGGCTGGCAGGCCGTGAAGGCCGACTGGTTGGCACGCCGCCAGGGGGCGACCGAAAACCCCGCCAAGGGCATGAATCCAGCCGAGCGGCTGCACGCCGCCAATCAGCAGGCCATCCGCGAAGCCGTGGAGCGCCGCAACGCCGATGCAGAGGGCAACGGCGACCTGTTCGACAACGACGGAGGTCACTGGTGATGACCGATCACGACTTCGAGGCTTTCGCCAAGGTGTGGAGCCAGGCGCAAGAGATCTACAACCGCAGCGTCACGCCGGGGACCATCGAGCTGGTGTATCGCGCCCTCGAGCAGCTGGACCTGGACGAGATCCGGCGCGCCCTGACCCTGCACATCCAGAGTCCGGACACTGGGCAGTTCCCGCCCAAGCCCGGCGACGTGATCAAGTTCGCCCGGGGCGACAGCCAGAGCCGCACCCTGCAGGCCTGGGCAAAGGTCGAACGGGCCATCCGCAGCGTGGGCCACTACCGCGATGTCGCCTTCGACGATCCGCTAATCCATGCCGCCATCGAGCGCATCGGGGGCTGGACCAAGGTCGCCATGGTCGAGAGCGAGAAGGACATGGTGTGGCTTCGCCAGCGCTTCGAGGCGCAGTACCGGGCCTATGCCGTGCATCGCCCCGAGAGCTGGCCGGCCTTCCTGGCGGGCGCCGCCACCCAGCAGAACGCCCAGATCGGACAGCACACCCGGGGCGCCTTGCCCGGCAAGGACATCGCCGTGATCGGCAACCAGCAGCGCGCCATGCGCGTGATGGAAGCCGGCCGCGAGGCCCTGGCCAACGGCACCGAGGTGAAGCGCCTGACCGACGACAGCCTGGCCGGCCTGCTGGGCCACATGAAATCCAAGCAACAGGGAGCGGCATGACATGGGTGAGGTAACCGAACTGCGCCGCACGCCGCGGCGCCTGGACAACCCCGAGTCCCAGCTCGGCCGGGTCTATCTCGTGCTGCGGGATGCGGACTACTGGCTGCAGCTCCACGAGATCGGCGACAGCATCCTGGCGCGATTCCAGCGCATGGACAGCCATGCGGGCATCAGCGCCCGCATCCGCGAGCTGCGCGGCCTGGGGCAGACCATCGTCAGCCGCGAAAAGCCAGGCCCTGGTAGTGCCCGGCCTCATGAGTATCGCCTGATGTCCGCCTGGGGCGGCGAGGGGGATGCGGCATGAGCAAGAAGGCCCGACAACCCCTGTACCTGCGCACGGTCCGGCTCGTCGATCCTGCCACAGGGCAGCAGGTTTCCGCCCTGGTGCCGGCTGGCGCCGCTGATGCCGAGGCTATCAGAGAGCGTGGCGTGACTATCGGCCAGATGCTGCGCGCCGACCTGACCAAGCCTCGCAACCCGGAGTTCCACCGTTTGGCCCACGCCCTGGGCGACCTGGTGCGCAAGAACATCGACGGCTTCAGCGACACGACGGCTCACGGGGCCATCAAGCGCCTGCAGGAGCAGTCCGGCATCGGCTGCGACGTGACGCGCACGGACATCCCCGGCCTGGGGGTGCTGGTCAGCAAGCAGCCCAAGAGCATCGCATTTGATTCCATGGACCAGGGCGAGTTCTACGAGCTAGTGCGTAGCCTGTGCCGTTTCATCGCCGAGCGGTACTGGCCGCAGTGCACCGCAGAAGAAGTCGAGGCAATGGTTGATCTGATGCCCGGGGAGGTTGCATGAAGCGCACGGCATTGAAGAGAAAGACGCCCCTCGCCCAAGGCGCCCCGCCCAAGCGAAGCCCAGTGAAGCGGGCACCGAAGCGCCGGCCGGCACACGCTGCCAATGACGAGCAATGGCGCAGCGATCCGTATCTGGTGTGGGTCCGCTCACTTCCCTGCTGCAACTGTGGCGCCCGTGGCGGTGATGCTCACCACGTCATCGGCCTGCGCTGGGGCCTGTCTGGCATGGGTATGACGGCGCCGGATTCGTTCGCCATGCCCGCCTGCAGGGCATGCCACCAGGAGATACACCGCAGCCCAGAGATGCAGCGCTGGCAACCGACCTGGTTGCGGCATGTCATTTCCCTCGGTGTCCGCCAGTTCGACGGCGAGATCCGCGAAGCCCTGCGCGCCGCCTGGCGCTTCATTGACGAGAAGGAAGCTGCGTAATGCGAGACCTCGCCCTGGGCCGGATGAAGGCCGGCAAGATGAACAAGACCGAGGCGGAGTACGCCGCCCTGCTCGAGCAGCTCCGTGTTACCGGTGAGGTTGTCTGGTACCGCTTCGAAGGCCTCAAGCTGCGTCTGGCCGATAACACCTTCTACTCGCCCGACTTCGCCGTCATGCGCGCCGATGGGGTGATGGAGTGCCACGAGGTCAAGGGGTTCTGGCGGGATGATGCCAGGGCAAAGATCAAGATCGCCGCCGAGCTCTATCCGTTCCGGTTCCTGGCGGTGCAGAAGCTGGCGAAGAAGGTAGGCGGTGGCTGGAAGACAGAGTTCTTCGAGTGACCAGGGGCAACGGGGCAACGCAACACAACGATTTACGCAACGATGGGGCAACGGGGGCGGCAATGCGATACGACTCAGCGCGCAGTATGATCTTTCAGGCGTACCATGTCTGGCGTGGCGACAGCCCCATTGCCGGGCTGTTCGACAGCCTCAAGCGGATACGGGAGAAGGTGGGCAATAACGGTGCCAAGCTGCGCAGCCTGCAAGCGGAACACAAGCGCAACGTCCGGGCGCTGATGAATGCCGGCCCCTTCGATCCGGAGCTGGAGGCGTTGCAGGATGCCGTGAGGCGAACGGAGAAGCGGCTGTCCGAGGTGCGCACAGCGCTCGAGGATGTCAGCAAGTCGAGCAACGAAGGTCATCTGCCGGATAACGACTGGAAGATCGTGCACGGCTTGGAGTGTGGCCAGGTCATCGCCGCTGTCGAGCGACTTCCTCAGCACCTGCAGTCAATGGCCAGATACTGCTGGGGGCCGTTCACGCCTGAAGAGCTTGCCGAGGATCGTGAGTGGCTGCATACCGCCCTGGTCAGCGCGATGCAGCGGCAGCGACTGCCGGGCCAGGGGTATAACGAGCTGCCGCCAGAGGACTCTGTGCGCACCCTGCAAGCGCTGTGCTGGGCAGCCATCTATCATCACAGCCAGGTAACCTATCCCTACAATCGGCCGGGGCTGCATTCGCCCAAGCGCGTTCAGCGCTGGCTGGAAGAGGAGCGCGGCGAGGTGATCGATGTGCATCGCTGGAGTCGGGAGGGTCGCTTGAGCTGGTCGGACGTGTGGCGTCGGATGATGACAATCCTTGATGACTGGGAGAGCCAGGCCCTCGGGCCGGTGGCGGCACTGATACCGCAAGCTGCATAGGTTGCACAGTGGGCACGAGCGAGCGATACTAACCCCACTATCCAATTCTGCGCCCTGGCTTCCGAGCCGGGGCGTTTGCGCTATAGGCCCTGTCGGTTCCCGGCGGGGCCTTCCAGTATTCCCACGCCGTGAGGCGCCGGAGACTTACCATGCCCCGCATCACTTCCGAGCAGGCCGGCAGCAAGAACATGCTGGCCTTCCTGGACATGATCGCCTTTGCCGAGATCGGCGAGCGTATGTTGGCAGACCCGCGAACAGATGACGGATACAAGGTCATCGTCGGGTCAATGCCCAACAGCCTGAAGTTGATCGAAAGCTACCGGGACCACCCTAGGCAGACCATCCAGGTAAACGCCACGCTTCGCTCGACTGCGGCAGGGCGATACCAGATCCTCAGTCGCTTCTGGGATCACTACAAGTCGCAGCTGAAGCTTCCCGATTTCGGCCCTGAAAGTCAGGACCGCTACGCCATCCAGCAGATCCGTGAGCAGCGCGCCCTCGATGACGTGCACGCCGGGCGCTTCGACCAGGCGGTGGCAAAGGTTGCCAATATCTGGGCTTCGATGCCGGGCGCAGGATACGGACAGCACGAGCACAAGTTGGCCGCGCTGCGCGATGTCTACCGTAAGGCGGGTGGTCAATTCGAGGGTGAATCGCGCACCCCGGCTGTTCCCGATGAGCCAACACAGCTCGACCGCATCGAGTCGATGCTCGCCCAACTGCTTGCCATTCACCAGCGGGACGGAGATGCCTAATGGTGGGCAAGGAGCAAACAGTGAAACCGTCCGTTTTCGAGCGGCACTTGCAGACAGGCATCCAGGTCGTGCTGGTCATTCTCCTTACGTGGGCGGGAACTGAGCTCGTCGCGCTGGGGAAGAACACGGCAGTGCTTCAAGAGCGCCTAGTGCACCAAGGGCAGCAACTCTCCGACATGCGCCGTGAGTTGCGAGAGTGGAGCGACGTCTACTACCGACAATCCGATGCAGAGCGGGATCTGGACGACATCCGGCGCCGCATTGAAGTGCTCGATAGCCGAGTATCCAACCTTGAGGGGGCGCGACAGTGAAATGGTCCGATGTTGCCGAAACGGTGGGTAAGGTTGCGCCAGTGCTTGGCGGTGCCCTGGGCGGCCCTGCTGGTGCTGCTGTGGGTACTATCGCTGCTCGCGCCCTGGGTGTGGCAGAGACGCCGGAAGCTCTGGCGAATGCTATTCAGGGCGACCCGCAGGCTGCGGTGAAGCTGCGACAGATCGAAGCCGACATCGAGCGCAGTTTGATCGAGGGGCGCACCAAAGTGGTGACGGCCGAAGCCGGCGGTGAGTCATGGCTGCAGCGCAATTGGCGCCCATTGCTGATGCTCTGGTTTGGCGGACTGGTCGGTGCCCACTGGCTCGGCATGACACCCGAGAACCTCGACCCGTCCGCCGTCGGCCAGCTGATGGACATCGTGCAGCTGGGCATCGGCGGCTATGTCATCGGCCGCAGTGCCGAGAAGATCGTCAAGACCGCTTCCGGTGCCGGCTTCCTCGACCACCTAAAGACCAAGTAATCGAATCCCCGTAAGGGGTAGGGTCACGCCGTGAGGCGCTGCCCGACCACCGCCGGCTCGTCGTGAGACGCCCGGCCCCTATTTGATGGAGGCGCAATCCCCGAAAGGGCTGCGCATCACGCTATGAGCAAACTCACCGCCAAGCAACAACGATTCGTCGAAGAGTACCTGGTAGACCTGAACGCCACGCAGGCGGCGATTCGGGCCGGGTACAAGGACGCAAATATTGGCCGGCAGCTCATTACGAAAAATAACGTTTCAGAGGCGATCCAGAAGCGTATGGGAGAGCGCTCCGAGCGCACCCAATTGACCGCGGATGATGTGGTGTTGCAGCTGGCTCGCATGGGCATGGCGGACGTGCGAAAGCTATTCACTCCCCAGGGGCAGCTGAAGGCGGTGCATGAGCTCGACGATGACACCGCAGCGGCGATTCAGAGCATCGAGGTGGTAACCAAGCACATCCCGATGCCGGGTGACGAGCCGCCCGAGGTCGAGTACTTGCACAAAATCAAGCTGGTGGACAAGATCAAGCCGCTGGAGCTGATCGGCAAGCACATGGGCAAGCAGCTGGGGCAGTGGGCCGAGAAGGTCGAGCATGAGCACAATGCCGGCAAGAGCCTGCAGGACCTCTTGACCGAGGTTCGCGCCGAGCGATGACTCGGGAGGAGGAGGTCAAGCGCGCTGAGCGATACCTGCGCGCGCTGGACAAGGGGCGTTTGACTGAGCGTGCCGACCTGATCGAGGCACTGGCTCTCAAGTGGTTCCGGCTCTGCGCGCTCTACAAGATCAAGGACAAGGACGGCCGGGTCCGGGTGTTCAAGCCCAACCGGGCGCAGCGGCGCCGCTACATCGCCGGTCATTGTCGTGACGTGATCCTGAAGGCGCGGCAGTTGGGCTTCACGACGTTCGAGATGATAGACGCCCTGGACGACTGCCTGTTCACACCGAACTTCTCTGCCGGCTGTATCTGCCACACCCTGGGCGATGCTCAGGACATCTTCCGCAACAAGATCGTTTTCGCCTACCAGCAGGTGAGCCAGGCGTGGATGGCCATCTTCGAAATGATCGGCCTGCACTTCCCCCGCCCAGTCAGCGACAAGGGCGGTTCCGGTGCCTACGTGTTCGACAATGGCTCGAGCATCAAGGTCAGCACGAGCTACCGGGGCGGGACACTGCAGCGGCTACACGTTTCCGAGTTCGGCAAGATCTGTCGCCAGTACCCGCACAAGGCGCAGGAGATCGTCACCGGCGCCTTCGAAGCGGTGGGGCTGGGCAATCAGATCACGCTGGAATCGACAGCAGAGGGGCGCGAGGGCTACTTTTTCGACTACTGCGAGGCCGCCCGCCAGCTGCAGGAGCTGGCCCGCCAGCCCACCAAAATGGACTGGCAGTTTCACTTCTTCCCCTGGTGGGAGGAGCCGGCCTATACCCTAGATCCGACAGGGGTGGTGGTGTCGCAGCGGCTCAATGAGTACTTCGAGGAGCTGGAGCACAAGCACGGCATCCACACCACGACAGGACAGCGAGCGTGGTACGCCAAGAAGGCCGAGGTGCTGCAGGACGACATGCAGCGCGAATACCCGTCCACACCGGACGAGGCGTTCGCTCAGAGCGTCGAGGGTGCCTACTACGCCACGCAGATGCGCTTCCTGCGCAAGCACAAGCGAATCACCAGCCAAGTGCAGGTCAATCCCAGCTTGCCGGTCTTCACCGGCTGGGACCTGGGCATGAACGACACCATGGCGATCTGGTTCGCGCAGGTCGTGGGGCGTGAAGTTCACCTGGTGGATTACCTCGAGGGAGAGGGCGAGGGCATCGAGTACTACGCCGACCTGCTCAACAAGAAGGGCTATCGCTACGGCGGGCACTTCGGGCCCCATGACCTGGCAGTGCGTGAGCTGGGTACCGGCCGCTCCCGGGCCGACGTGGCGCTGGGGTTCGGCATCAAGTTCGAGACTGTGCCGCGCATCTCCAATCACGCCGAGGGCGTGCAGGCGGTACGCCAGTTCCTGCCGATGTGCTGGATCGACGAAGAGGCCTGCCACCAGGGCGTGCTGTGTCTCGACAACTACCGCAAGGAGTGGGACGACAAGCGCGGCGTCTACAAGGCGACGCCACGTCATGACTGGGCTTCGCACGGCGCCAAGGCGCTAGAGACCCTGGCCCGCTCCTCGATCTTTCAGCAGACCCAGCTACCCGGCGGCCCGAGACAGGGCCGCGAGCGTGGCGGCTGGAATGCCCACACCTGACCACCGCCGCGAGGCAGAGGACACCATGCCGCAGATCGACACCGCGCCGACTGGCGACACCCAGCGCCGTGCCCAGCGCACTGCGTCCCGCCTGGCGGGGCTCACGCACCGCGACGTCGAGAAGCTGATGCGCGACGGCGCACGGATGATCGCCGAGCAACTGGTGCAGCACGGCGTGCCAGAGCCGTCGAGGCGCTTTCGCCCGGACGTAGGGCCGGTGCAAATCGACATGATCGTCATCGAAGAGAAGGTGACCCAGCCGCAGCCGGGCATGCGCCTGCAGTTCGAGATCGAGGGCGGCATGGGCGTGACCATCAATATCAAGCTGGTCGAATTCATCAAGGATCCGACGGCCTACGTGCGTGACCTGTTCGAGCACCTGGGGCCGATGCGACGCAACGTGCTTCGCCTCCGCCGCCACAAGCGGGATGCCAGTGAGGCCATCTATCGGGCGCTGACTCAGAGGGGCACCAATGCGTAGCCTGGGCCTGCTACAGCACCAGACGGCCGGCGACCTGAAGCGGGCAGAAGAGTACGAGGCACAGCGCATGGCCGACGAGGCCGAGCGTAAGCGGCAGCTGGTTGAATCGTCGCTAGGGGCGCACATCCGCCGTAGCTGGGAGTCCGCCAAGTGGGCCAAGCAGGATGTCGAGAACCGTCTGCTGGACTGCCTGCGTCGGCGTAAGGGCGAATACGCCCCCGACAAGTTGGCGGCGATTCGCAAGGAGGGCGGCAGCGCCATCTACATGACGCTGACCACCACCAAGTGCCGGGCCGCCGCGGCGTGGATCCGCGACATCATGATGCCGGCAAACGAGCGCCCGTGGGGGCTGCGTCCGACACCGGTCGCCGAGGTGCCCGACGAATACCTCGTGCCGATGATGCAGCAGATCCAGCAGCAGGCCGCCGCCATGCAGCAGCAGGGCGAGCAGGTCAATATGGCCGAGCTGATCGAGCAAGCCCGCGAGCAGCTGCGCCAGGCCGCGCAGGAGATTGCCGAGGAAGCCGCCGAGCGTCACGAGCTGGTGATCGCCGACCAGCTGGCTGAAGGTGGCTGGCAGGAAGTATTCGAGGCGTTCATCGACGACTTCGTGACCTATCCGGCGGCATTTATCCGCGCCCCGATCCTGCGTCGCGTGCCGACGCTGGCCTGGCTGGAGGGCTGGCAGCCGATCAAGTCCGAGACGATTCGCCCGGAGTTCGAGCGCGTGTCGCCGTTCGACATCTACCCGAGCCCGGACGCCACCAACATCGACGATGGCGCCTATATCCTCGAGCGGGTGCGCTTCACTCGCGCCCAGCTCAATCAACTGCTGGGCGTGCCCGGCTATGACGATCAGAGCATTCGCCGCGTGCTGGAGCAGTATGGCCAGGGCGGCCTGCGTGACTGGCTGTGGACCGACGGCGAGCGCGCCGAGCTGGAAGGGCGCGGTCATGAGTGGATGAGCCCCGGCGAGACCATCGACGGGCTGGTCTACTGGGGTGGGGCGCAGGGCACCACGCTGCTGCAGTGGGGCATCGACCCCGATGAGATCGAGGACCCGCTGGCCGAGTACCAGGTCGAGGCGATCCTGATCGGCCAGCACGTCATCCGCGTGCGCATCAATCGTGACCCGCTGGAGCGCCGGCCCTACCACAAGGCCAGCTTCCAGCCGGTTCCCGGCTCGTTCTGGGGGCAGGGCATCCCCGAGCTGATGGCCGACATTCAGGACGTCTGCAACGCCACCGCGCGCTCGCTGGTGAACAACCTGGCCATCTCGTCAGGCCCGCAGGTCGAGGTCTACGAGGAGCGCATGAACGCCGCCGAAGACCCGACCGACCTCTACCCGTGGAAGGTGTGGCGGACCAAGGACAGCAACATCACCGGCAACAATCCGGCGGTGCGCTTCTATCAGCCGAACAGCAACGCTGCCGAGCTGCTCAGCGTCTACGACCAGTTCGAGCGCCGCGCCGACGATGCCACCAACGTGCCGCGCTACACCTACGGCAACGAGCGGGTGGGCGGCGCCGGTCGGACGGCCAGCGGCCTGTCGATGCTTATGGAGAGCGCGAACAAGGGTATCAAGGATGCGGTGCGTCACATCGACCGAGGCGTCCTGCGCCGGGTGATCGAGGCACTGTGGCTGCACAACATGCAGTACAGCGATGACCAGAGCATCAAGGGCGATGTCAACGTGGTGGCTCGCGGCTCCAGTGCGATGCTGATCCGCGAACAGACTCACCAGCTGCGCGAGCAGTTCCTGCAGCTCACCGCCAACCCGACCGACATGTCCATCGTCGGCATGGAAGGACGTCGCAAGCTCCTCGACAGCGTGGCCGAGAAGCTCGACATGCCCGGTTTGATCCCGTCCAGCGAAGAGATGGAGCGCAACCTGACCAAGCAGGCCCAGCAGCAGCAGCAGCAGCTGGAGATGGAGCAGCAGCGCGAACAGGCTAAGGCCGATGCCGAGGTGGCCGAGCGACAGGCCAGGGCGCAGAAGTACGGCGCCGATGCCGCCGAGACCCAGGCCGATACCCAGCACAGCCAGGAGCAAGCGCCCCTCGAGGCGGAGAAGCTGCTGGCCGAGATCGCCGCGCTACTGGCGCGGGCAGGAGGACAGAGTGGAAGAGCAGGACTGGAAGGCGCTGGCCCGTATCGCGGGGGCGCCGGAGGGCGCCCGGCTGCATCGCCTGCTGTTGCAGCGCCGGGAGGTATGCCGGGACAGCCTGGAGAAATGCCACGACAGCCTGCAGCTCGCCCGCCTGCAGGGTGAGGCGGCAAGCCTGGCCAAGCTCATCGAGGAGCTGGACCAGGCCCGCGATGTCGTCAATCAACGGTTCAGCTGAGCCGGGGAAACCCGGCCTCACCGCAAAGCCGCTCCTCGCTGGGCGGCTTTGTCGTGGGAGCGCTCGGGACTGCAGCCCGAACCCGTTACCCGAATCGTGAACCCCGGCCCATGCCGGCTCACAGGTCGCGCCGTGAGGCGCCACAGGAGCAACGATGTCACTTCCCAAGTCCGTCCAGGCACAGGCCGAACGCGCCGCCAAGCACTTCGAACCCCAGCCCGAGAACCCCGAGGCCGAGCCGGCCCCGGCTCCCGAGGAAGAGGAGCGAAACCCGCAGGAGCGCGAGACGCCGCCCGACGAGGCCAAGCCCGAAGAGGGCGCGCAACCCGCCAAGGAGCCCGCCAAGGCTGAGCCCAAGGCCGAGAGCGACGATGCGCTGTACTGGCACCATCGCTTCAATGTGCTGCAGGGCAAGTACAACAGCGAGACCAAGGCGCTGCGCGACGAGAACAGCGAACTCAAGCAGCAGGTGGCCGACAAGGATCGGCGCATCAGTGAGCTGGAGCAGCAGGCCCCGGCCGCCGACAGTAGCGGCGTGACCGATCAGCAGCTGGCCCAGTTCAAGCAAGAGTTCGGCGAGGATCTGGTGACCTTCGTCGAGCGCATGGTGGCCCAGCGGGCCGCGCCGGCACCCCAGCCCGATGACAGCAAGGTCCAGAATCTGGATGAGCGCCTGAGCCGCTTCGAGCAGGAGCAGCAGCAGGACGCTCAGGCCAAGTTCTGGGTGGCGCTGGAGCGGGCGGTGCCGACGTACCGCGAGGTCAATGCCGACCCGAAGTTTCACCAGTTCCTGGCGCAGTTCGATCCTCAGACCGGCAAGCAGCGGCAGCAGGCGCTGACCGAGGCTCAGCAGGCCCTGGACGCGAAAGGGGTTGCCGACATCTTTACGCTCTACCTCAACCAGACGCCGGCACCCAAGCCGAGCATTCCCGACGAACAGGTCGAGCCTCGCACTACCCGCGCCACTGAGACCCCGCAGGGCAAGCGGCGCTGGTCACGTGCCGAAATCAGCCAGTTCTATCGGGACAAGACGGCAGGGCGCTACAGCGCCGACGAAGCCGAGCGTCTGGAAGCCGACATCTTCGCCGCCCAGCAAGAGGGCCGGGTCTACTGACCCGGCCAGGCGGTTCCCGATTCTCGCCGCGAGGCGACATCAAGAGGTAACACACCATGGCAGGTCCGACTCGTGCCTCCGGGCATCCCGATTACTCCAGCGCCTCGGCGTCCGGGTTCATCCCCGAGGTCTGGAGCGGCAAGATGGTGGAGAAGCTCTACAAATCCACCTGCTTTGCCGAGATCTCCAACACTCTCTATGAGGGTGAGATCAAGAACCAGGGCGATACGGTGCAGATCCGTACCACCCCTTCCATCACTATCAACGACTACGAGATCGGCGGCGGCCTCAACTACGAGAAGCCGACGTCCGACAAGGTCGAGCTGCACATCGACAAGGCGAAGTACTTTGCCTTTGAGGTCAACGACGTCGATGCCTACCAGGCGGACATCAAGCTGATGGACGACTGGTCCGACGACGCCGGCCAGCAGATGAAGATCGCCATCGACAAGGTGATCCTGGGCGACGTGTTCGCCGATGCCGCGGCGGCGAATGCCGGGGCCGAGGCGGGCGTCGAGTCCGGCAGCTACGACATGGGCGAGGCCGGCGCACCGGTGGCGGTCAACAAGGAGAATATCCTCGACACCCTGGTCGATTGCGGCTCGGTGCTCGACGAGCAGAACGTGCCCGATACCGACCGCTGGGTGGTGCTGCCGGCATGGATGAACGGCATGCTGAAGAAGTCCGATCTGCGCGACGCCAGCGCGATGGGCGACAGCACCTCGGTCTTCCGTAACGGCAAGGTCGGCATGCTCGACCGGTTCACCGTGTACATCAGCAACAACATGTCCAAGGTGACCGACGCCACCACTACCCGCCAGGCGACCAACGTCATCTTCGGTCACAAGAAGGCGCTGACCTTCGCCAGCCAGATGACCAAGATGGAGAACCTGCCCAACCCGCAGGACTTCGGTCAGCTGGTGCGCGGCCTGAACGTCTTTGGCTACGAGGTCATCGACCCCAACGCCATGGGCCATCTCTACGCCGAGCGCGGCTGAGGCCGGCACTAACGCCACCCTTCGGGGTGGCGTTCTTCCTTCCAAGAGGACTGCATCATGTCGAAGTCACTGATTGAGCATCTCGAAGCCGCCGAAACCAAGGATCAGCTCGAAGCGCTGGCCAAGGAAATGGGTGTCGAGATCAACAAGCGCCAGGGCATCGAGACCATCCGCGCCGATCTGATCGAAGCCGCCGAAGAGCGCGACTCGCAGAATGAGGCGGTCGAGGCCAAGTCTGGTGACGCCGAGGCGCCCAAGGCTGCCACGGTCGAGCCGGATCCAGAGCCGAAAGCCGCCGAAGAGTCGCCTGGCTACCAGGGGCGCATGCTCAAGCACACCAAGAACGGCCGCCTGTTCCCCTGGACCGCCGCTCTGGCCAAGAGCCGCTACCTGAAAGAGGTGTGATCCATGGCGCAGACCGTCGGCGCGGTCATCGATCGCGCGAAGCGCATCCTGCAGGAGCGCGGTACCGGCATCCGCTGGACCGATGGCGAGCTGATCGGCTGGCTGAACGAGGCCTATGTCGCCGTGGCGGTCGAGCGCCCCGATGCCCATGGCGTGATCGAGATGGTCGAGCTGCAGGCGGGCGCCAAGCAGGCGCTGCCTGAGGGCGGCCTGCGCCTGATGGATGTCATTGCCGACGAGCGAGGGCGAGCCATTCGCGCCACGTCTCGCCGCACCCTGGCCACCATGCGGCCGGACTGGCAGGCGGAGGAGCCCGGAGAGCGCTTCGAGTTCTACCTGGTGGATGATCGCCTGCCGACCGCGTTCTGGCTCTACCCGCCGGCCGCCGCCGGGGCTCGCGTGGAGATCAGCTACGTGGCCACGCCCGCTCAGCATGACACGGCCGGTCTGGCGGCCGTGGCTGGGAGTGCGCTTAGCGTCTCCGACCGCTACGCCACGGCGCTACTCGACTTCGTGCTGTATCGCGCCTTCGCCAAGGACGCCGAGACGCCGGCCAACCTGCAGCGCTCCCAGAACCACTACCAGGCATTCGCCGTCGCGATGTCTGGCAAGGGCCAGGGCGACGTGCTGACTTCACCCAATGGAGGCGGCGATGACGCTGGATGAACTGGTGAGCGATGTCGCCCTCGAGGTGCCGGATGCGCCACGCGCTTCGATCCGCGACACCCTGGCTTGGGCGGCACGCGAATTCTGCACCGAGGCCGATGCCTGGGTGACCGGCGAGGAGCCGATCATCTACGGCGCCGACACCGACCACCCCATGCTGGTGCCGCCGCAGGGCGAGCCGGTGCGCATCATCTCGCTGACGCTGGGCGGGCGCGAGGTCACGCAGGGAAGCGCGTTCGAGCAACGCGGCCCGACCGATATCCACTTCCATCAGCGGCCCAGCGTGTCCGTGGTCTATGGTCGCCTGGCCTGTCGTCCCAGGGTGGGCGATATGCCGCCGGCCGAGGTGACGTCTCGCTGGTCTACTGCCATTGCCGATGGCGCGCGCTGGCGGCTGCTGATGCTGCCGCAGCCGTGGCGCAACCCCGAACTGGCCCTTTACTACCAACAGCGCTTCCTGGCCGGCATCGCCGAAGCCAGGCAGCACGCCCGTCTCGGCCATGCCCGAGGAAGCGCCCGCGTGAAGGCGCGTCGCTTCATCTAACCCTGCTCACTCCCCCAACTTGCCGAGAGGTAACGCCCCATGGGAGCCATGTCCAACTATCTTGAACAGCGCATGATCAATGCCACGCTGCGCGGCGACAACTTCACCGCGCCGTCGGTGGCCGATCTGCACCTGGCGCTGTTCACCGACGATCCGACCGACGGCAACGTGACTGCCAATGAGGTCAGCGAGTCCTGGTACAACCGCAAGCAGACCGGCAGCTGGACCAGCCCTAGCCTGGATGCCCAGGGCCGCACGCGCACCGACAACGCGAGCAGCATCACCTTCGATGCGGTGCAGAATGCCGATCCTGAGCACACCATCACCATCACCCATATCGGCATCTACGATTCCGGCGTCGAGGGGGCGGGCAACCTGCTCTATCACGAGGCGCTGACCACGCCGAAGACCCTGGAAGTCGGCGACGTGATCAGCTTCGCTGCCGGGGCCCTGGTGCTGCGGCTCGACTGATGGGTCAGTTCCTCGGCGCATTCAATAGCGCGGCGTTTGGCGAAGGGGCGCGGGGTGTCCGCGTCCTGTTCGCATCCGCCGTGCTCGCCACGTCCGCAACGGCCGAAGCGGAGCCCTGGCGCATCACGCCGGCATCGGCAGAGCCGACGGGGCGCGCCGAGGTGGTGGCGCCGTATGCGGTGGCCAATCGCGCAGCCAGCGCGCATGGCTACCCGCTGGCCAGCTTCGAGCCGGGCCGGCCGTGGGATTTGATGACCGGCGAGCTTGCCGGCCAAACCGTCTTCGATCCCGAGCATCTGGTGATCCGTGGCGGCGTGGCCGATCTGCTCGTCACTCAGGCGTTCGATGAGATCGACGCCATCCGCTACGCCTTCTTTGCCAACCTCGATGCCGCTGCGCACATGGAGCCGGTGCTGGGGCTGGGCTTCCGGCCTGGCGCAGCGTCCCCCATGGTGGCGGCGACGCTGGACGTCGTTGCCACCCGGACCCAGCCGGGGCGCACCGATGGACGCATCACGGCTGAGGTGGCGGCCGGGGGGTATCGCATCGCCGACGGAGCAGGCGAGCTTCACGAAGTGGCCGACCTGTTCGTCGAGGGCCACCTCAACGGCGTACAGCCCGGCTGGTCTCAGTTGTCCGCTATCACGACGGCTTCTGTCGATGCTGAGAGGTGGGCCGGCGGCTCGGCCTTTCAAGAGTCGTCAGCCACCTTTAGCGCCGAGCCTGAGCCGGGACGTGGCGCTGCCGTCAATGAGGGGTACGTCACCGCCGAGTTCACCGCCGTATGGTGGTCGTTCACCTATGAGACCGCTACGGCTGAGGTGCGAGCGAGCCTGTCCGCCACGGCCAGCCAGATTCATGCCGTCGAGGCGGAGATGCTGGTCGATACCACGGGCTTTGCCCTGTGGTCGCGCATCGTGGAGCCGCGCGAGCGCATTGTGGCGGCCAGCGCAACGGCGCGGGCCGAGCCTTGGCGAATCACGCCGGCACGTGCCGACATGCGCGTGCTGGGCACTGCTGACGAGGATGGGCGGATTGCCATTCGTGCCGAGGCGGATGGCACGGTGCAAGCCGATCTGCTCTCCGAGGCTCTGCGCATCAAGACGGCAGAAGCCTGGCCTATCGGGATCGCCTCGGTGATTCGCTCTCGGGCTAGCGTGAACATCACCAACCCCGCCCCGCTCCAGCGACAGATGCTCGTTCCCGCCGAGGATCGGGCGCTGATCGTTCCCTTCGATAACCGAACCATGGTGGTGAGCTGATGGCGATCCTAGGCACCTTCACGATGCAGCCCGCCGACGAGTGGGACTACGACATCGATTACAGCAGGTGGATGACCGCCTCGGATGGGCTGTCCGAGAACGTCGCGCCTGAAGTCACGGTGACTCCGGAAGGGTTGACCGTGGAGTCGGTCACCCGCGACTACGACAACCGTCGCGTCAAGGTGTGGCTGTCGGGCGGCGAAGATGGGCAGCGCTACAAGGTCGAGGTTACTACTCGGACCAGCGAAGGGCGCGTTCGCCAGGATGAGTTCTTCATCATCGTAAGGAATTTCTGATGGCTGAGATTTATGCCAACAACGCCAAGGGGCGCCTGGCCAGCCCCATTACCACCGATGACACCAGCATCGCATTGCAGGCTGGGCATACCCTGCCGGACCCGGGCGACGACTGGTATCGCGCCACGCTCTACCGCTGGGAGTTCACCAGCGAGGGTATCCGCGAATTCGATCACGAGACGGTGCGTGTCACGGCGCGGGACGGCGACACCCTGACCGTGGAGCGAAACCTCGAGGGCAGCCCCCAGGCGTTCGACCCCGACACGTTCATCGAGTTGCGCATGACGGCCGGCACGGCCGCCGATATCGAGGGCCGCGCGCGGGCCTATGCCGATGCCGCCGAGCTGTCTGCCAAGGACTATGCTGCCAGCCAGGCGGACTTCGCGGCTGTCACCGCCACCGCCTTCCTCAAGGCCGATGGCGGTCAGCCGGCCTGGACCGCGCCGACCGGCACCACCCTGGAGACCGCTTCCGACCTCGCCCTGGTGGTCGGCAGCCAGGTGGTTCAGGTGGCCGCCGGCACGCCCATCTCGCTGCCCAGCCTCTCGGCCGGTACCGACTACACCATCTACGCCTCAGGGGAAGGCAGCCTGCAGGCGCTGACCGCTGCCAGCTCGGCGCCCTCCGGGCAGCGCGCCGTGGGCGGCTTCCACGCCTCGGCTGGCGGGGCGTCCATCGTGGCCACCTCGCTATGGGATCTCAACTGGCGACCGGCCGCGCCCAGACCTCGGGCCATGGTGCTGTCGCTGGATGGTCGCATCTGGGCCGATATCTACCTGATGGATACCCAGTACGCCAACAACGGCTACAGCCGCAACGGGGCGCAGATCGCCGACGACGGCAGCCGGCCGGTGATCCCGGCTGCGTACGGTGGCAACGGGTCGAGCACCTACGGTTCGATGAGCTGGTGGGTCGCCGTGGACCTGGCCACCGCTGCCGGCAAGCGCCTGCCGCACTACCAGGAGTTCATCGCACTGGCGTATGGCGTGGTCGAGCGCCAGGCCGTGGGTACCGACCCCGGTACCACTCAGCACCAAGCCGGGCATCGCTCGGCCTGTGGCGTCGAGCAGGCTACTGGCGTCATGTGGCAATGGGGTGCCGACATCAACGGCACATCGGCGACTGGCTCGGTTTCGTGGCAGGACATCGCGGAAGGGCGAGGCGAGGTTTATACGCACAGCATTCGCTCGCCGCTATTCGGCGCGAGCTGGGGCTACGGCTCCCGGGCGGGCTCTCGGGCCTCGAACTGGTACGATTCGCCGAGCTACTCCTACAGCGGTATTGGGGCTCGCGGCGTCTGTGACCACGTGAACCTGCAGGCGGAGCGATAGCGACGCACATGAAGGAAGCACCCAAGCGAGTGCAGTCGCTGGCCGTCGTCGCAGACCATGCCGCGCCGTCACGGCCGGTACCGCGACAAGCTGCTCGAGGCGCTGCTGGCGGTGCCTGGCCTGATCTATGTCGCGGCCAAATCCAACCCTTCTTCGTGGCGGCATGGCTGGGGCATGCCCGCTGGGCCGATTCCCACAACCTGCTGGCGAGTCTTGCCGCCCAGCATCGAGCACTGTCACG